AAAGAACTCGGTCAAAGGCATCCCCGAACCCGTCGGCAAAATTCATAGCCAAATCATGCCAGCGAGAAGTCATGTCCACCATCATCGTCCCAATCTCGTCGCTTGCATTTTTCCATTTATCTACAAGCCCCTGGACGGCGTTTCCAGCATTTCCAACCATGGTGTCTATGCCAGTAGCGAGCGCACCATGCCCTTGACCCAACTTTGAAATCTCTGACTGAATATCAGCACGATACCCCTTAATCTTTGTCGAAGCCCCATCTAAAGCCATGCCAAGCGTTTTAAGGTCTCTTACAAAAGGCAGTCCTTCCGTCCATGACGGAGCATTTTTGAAAAGAGTTATAGCGTCTAAAAAGTTTTGCCAAGCCAGAAGGATGTTATCAATAGCGGTCAGGAACACTAACTCCACCGCATCAATAACTGTTAAAAATTGGTCATGGAATTTGTTCCATGCGTATATCAATCCAGCAACAGCGGCAACAATGGCAATAATGGCGATATTCCACCATCCAAACCAACGGATGAACTGGATAATTTTCGCACCCATTTGCATGAAAGTTCCAAGAAGTTTTCCGAAGGCGGCTCCCGCCAGAAGGACAGCCCCCGTTACAAGCGTCCAATGGGCGATTTGTTCCAGTATTTTTGGGTTTATGGAATTAAAAAAATTAACGAGTTTTGCAAATGCAGAATTAAATTCTCGGACGGTGGGAAGTGCGGCTTGGGCAATCGTGTTATTGAATTGCAACCAAGTGTTATTTGTTTTGGCAAGTTCCGTCTGAACGCCGTAGGAATACTTCTCGACGGACTTTAAGGCGACCACAAAAGGGGCGGTCATGGCGGTTCCAGCAATCGCCAACTTATTGCTGAATTGAGAAATGCTTCGTCCTGCGCTGTTAAGACCGTGGGCAAAAGAATCTATCTTCCTGTTTGCTCCGTCAATTCCTTTCGAGAGTTCATCTTTCAGCCGAAGGATGATGTCAAGTTTTGTGTCCGCCATGTTTCGTCCCCGCCTCTTTCATTCGCTCTTGCTCGTGTTCGGTTACAAGTCGGTCAATCACTCGAATCGCTTGAGCGAACTTCATTGGCTGGTCGAGCCATCCGCCTCTGTTCGGCAGGAACCCTTTCGTATACTCAAAATACGAGCTTAAATACTCGACGCATTTCCAATCCGCCGACCGCATCGGGCATCTTCGGGTTTCAATCCCGAACACCGTTACGGTTCTCGGAAGCTCACTCTCACAACCCCGAACCAGTTTCACCTGCTTACTGCAAGAACGGCAGTCGAGTTCGTTCAGGTTTGACCAGACTGCCAATATCAGTTTTTTTGTTCGAGTTCCGTCAAGCTATTAAACTCAATCACCTTTGAGGCGACCTCAATCAGAACTTTTTCTTCCCGTGAGAACAGCACCATCACGTCGTCCGTGATAACGTCGTAACTGGTCAACTGCTTCGTCTTCGGGTCAATCACGTTCTCGATTTTCTTCACGCCCCGCTTGATGAGTTCCCATGCGAACAACGCCTTCTTCGTGTCGTCGTCCTGCACGTTCTTGAGTTCCCCGCCCATCATCAACCTGTCCTTCGTGGACAAGATGCCGATGTGGAAGGTCGTGGGATTCTCCGCCCCTTTTTCCTTTTCAGGAATGAACTTGACTGTCTCGTTTACATCAACCCCTAAAAGTGCCATTCTCGCCCCTCCGTTTTATGTGAAGTTCAAAGTGAGTTCATCGTCGCCCGCCGCCGACCCGCTCAAACGGAACGGAATATCGTTCGTCAGGATTCCCGACTTGTCGCTGTCCGCCAGCGAACTTAAAGCAACCTGCGGTGCGGAAATCGTGCAGATGTTCCCCGCCACGCTCCCCACCACCATGCTCAACGCACGCTCCGTAGCGGCAACCCAATCTGCCAAAAAGTCATACGTTGCGGCAAGCACGGCTTCGGGATTGAACGTCCCGCTCGGTTTCCTGCCCGTGATGATGAACCCTTTGATGGCGTTTGCGGTCGAAATATCGTCCTGCGACACCACCTCATTGTTCATGTCGATGGAAATGTTCTGAACCACGAGGTCTGTATTCGAGTTCAGCGTGAAATTACACGATTCCACGACAGGGGGTTTTGTGGTTTCAAAGGTGGGTGAGGACGGAGCCGCCACGTCTGTTACCGCCTCATACATCCCCTGCATCTTAAATTCAAGCTCTGCGAGTTTTCCCGCCTCCGCTTTCAGGGACACCTGCCCTCTGCATCCCGTAAGCTGATGGAGCCGAGCGTTCCCGCCGTCAAGGTCAAGGTCATAGACATAGACCGTAACCGACGCAATGGCAGAACTCGACGGGGAATACAACACGCTGGAACCGACCGAAGCGGTTTCCGCAAATCCGCACGCCTGCAACAGCGCACCGATTTTCGGAGCCACGCCCTTCGTTCCCGACCCCTTCAACTCCGCTGTGAACGTAACTTCCGCCCACCGCTTCCCGACAATCGGCGTTCTTGGGGAAAGACTTGAACGCATGATTTCACGGTCAAGCAAATCCGCCTGATAATTCACTTTGATTGCCTTCACTTCCAAGGCGTTGTCGGCAACCGTTGGTGTCGGGTCTGTCCCGTAAACTGTTTCTTTCTTCGCAAGCAACAACCGATTCTTCGAGAGATACATTTTCTTTGACCTCCTTGATTTTGATTACTTCCTCAAATTCATTATACTCTGGTTTTCGAGTTCTGCCGAAACAAAAGCTCCACTCCAACCGTTACGCTACGAATGGGATAATTCACGAACTCAAAATGCGATTCGGGACACACCGCATCAATGACGTAACCACCAAGCGTCGGGTCGGCGCAAATCGCTTTCTTGATGTCGTTCAAAAACGTCAGGATTCCCGTGTGCGTCGCATCCCCGACTATTTGTTTTTCCGCATCCATTTCTTGCAAATACCCAATAACCGCCACGCTCATTCGGCAGTCATTCCGCTCAAAGGATTCGTTGGATTCGATAATCGTCAGCGGTTCAAGCACAATGGACGGGAACACGCTTATCCTGTCCCTCACGCCCAAGAACACCGCCTTCACGTATCCCGCAAGCGTGGTGTCCGCCACCAGCACGTCCCTTAAAGCATCAAGCGCATCATTCGGATTCATTTTTCAAACTCCTTTCGATGGAGCCACGTATCGCCATCACGAAATACTTTTCCATTTCCTTGAGCGTTATGCTCATGTAATGCCGTGCGGGAATCGTAACGCTCTTTTTCAACACATAAAGCGGAATCAACCTCGACCCTTTCGCTCCCGTCTTCTGAAAGATGATGAGGTTCCCCGCCTTGCTTTTCCCCACAAAAGTGTTCTGCCAATCCCGTGCGCTCCCACGCTTCGGAACTCCCGCTGGCGTGAGAGCCGCCTTCAAAGGAATCGTCAGATACTTTGCGTGCTTCGGCGTTATCACTCCGCCCGTTTCGTGGATTTCCGCATACGGCAATCTTTGATAACGTCCGTAACCGCTCCCGACCGTCCCGACCCAATCCGCTCCGTCCTTTTCAATTTTCGCCCCGATGCTTTGAGCCAGATGCCCTGTTCTTCGGTTCAGGATTCTTCCGCTCACGTTCATTTCAAGTTTGTCCGCCACCTTGAGCGACGCTTGCTTGAACGCCCTATGAAGCACCCCGTCCTGTCGGCGTGGGTCTATTTTCTCAAGCCGTGTCTTGATGCTGTCGAGGTCTTCCCTCGAAACCCGCAACTCAATCATCGGATGCGCCTGTATTTCTGGAACACTTTGTCCGCCTCTTTCATCAGCTTTGTCGGCTTATCTTCCGATTCCCCGCTCCCGTCCCCCGTTGGTCGAAAGGCGTTCACTTCCGTCTTGGCGATAATGAACTGCGCCGCCACGTATTGAATTAAGGCGTGTTTCAGGTCATTCGGAATGGGGTCAAGCCCCGCCTGATACACCACCTTGATGTTCTTATGCCCGACCGTGAACGTCCCGTTATCGTAAAGAAGGATTCCCTCCTCGTCATACGACACGATGTCGTCGGCATCAATGAGCGTGTCCGCACCGTAAACCCTATCATCATCGTCGTGGACGCTCGTAACGGAAATAATCGGATAATTGTCGAGCAAAAGTTTCTCCGACCCGTCCCCGTCATAAAACTCCGTGAAGACCGAACTCCCCAAATGCCTTTCGCACTTGTCGTTCTCCACCAACGCCTCCACCCGTGCGATAAGTTCGTCAATGAGGTCGTCGTTATCGGTGTTCGTTTCCCCGATGAACGCTTTAACCTCTGTTTTTGTGATATACATAATGCCTCCTTATGATTTGAGCAATCCTGTGTGCGCTTTGCTCCCAAGTGAATTGGGTTCTCATTCTGTCCGCCGCCGCTTTCCCTTTTTTCAACGCTTCCTCGTAATTCGAGTAAACGTGCAACATCCTGTCCGCCAAATGCGGGGCAAACGGTTTGTATACCCTCGCACTCATATTATAGTCTCGGAGTTCGTGTTGTTGCACGTAGTGTTTGATTTCGTAACCCACCGTGTCGTCAAAAAACTCCTTCACTCCCGTAACCCGTGTCGCAATCGAAGGGCATCCCGTCGCCATTGCCTCGGAGAGAGTAAGCCCCCATCCTTCCCCCCAAGTCGGGAGAATAAAACAATTCGCATCTTTATAAAGTTGCACGAGTTCCTGCTTCGATAACATCCTCGTGTCCATCACGATGTTCTTGTGTTTCCCGAACCTTCGGATTTTTCCGTAAAGACTTGGACGTGGGATTTTTAGCAGGTTCAACCAGAACGCACGCCTCCAATCCGACGGATGGTTCTTCGTAATCACCATCCCCTTCTTCGCCGCATCCTTGTTGTAATCCTTGAAGTCGAAAATCTTCCGCCAGTTTTTCTTGAGACTTCGCAAAGTATCGAACCACGTGATTTTCGGAACCGTCGTTTTCATGTAAAGTTCAATGTCGGGGTTCTTCTCCGCAATCGCCGTCATTGCCAACACTTCCTGATACCCCTTTCGTGGATTTGGCGCACCGCACCAAAGGAACCTGAACTTCCCTTCCGCCGTTCTCTGTCCCGTCCTGTCGTGATACTGATAGTTCGCCAAGTCCGTCCCGTGCCAGCACACCTCAATCGGCTTGTTCGTAACCTGACTAAATATCTCTTTGCAGAATCGGCACGGCACAACAATCAAGTCCGCTTTCTGTAAAG